GCCCATCCCATGATGCATAGCTGTCGATGTTGGAATCGATCGGCCGCCCGGGAGCATTACCTCGACTCCTCTGTCCGTCTGCCGGATCGGGATCCTCATGTCATGCGTGAGCGGGACAAACGCCTCTGCCGAGCTACCTTCACCGAACAGTGCAAGCTTGGGTTGGCTGGTAATACCTCCGTGCAAAGTCTCCATTCCCTGGATGCCTCCCTTCGCGAATGGAACGAGTACTCCACCCTTTGCAAATAATGCGTTCCCGCTACCGCTGGCGAACTCTCCTAGATCGGCACCGCTAGAAACTGCGGGTAAGGCGGAAGGTGCGGAAGGTGCGGGAGTAGCAACGGGGGCCGCAGGTAAGGTAGCCGTTTGGAGTCCTGGCATCCCAAGCCAATTTAACAGCGATGGAATGGCCGCGCCGACTGCACCTTCGCCGTAGCCGCCTGTGTGCGTACTTCCAGTAGTCCTCGCCTGCGGCCCAGTAATGCCAGCACCGCCAAGGCCGAAAGGAATCGAGAACGTGTGTCCGATCTTTTGGAAGAAGTGGGCAATTGGATTCAGGGTGCCAGCGTTCGCGGTGCCAACTTCTCCTACACTTCCCGTACCGCCTGCCGCTGCGCCTTCTTCCTGATTCACAACATGCACCTTCATGGCACCGCCCACAAATGTCGGCTTATCTCCTCCTCCTCCCAATTTGAGTGCTGGAAAAGCTTCAGCCATGCCCAGCGCCAAAGGCCCTGTGACGTTCTGCTTGACGAACGACGAAGTCAGGTCTTCACCGAGGCCGCTGATGATTTTCTTGAAGTCTCCGATCTTGCCTTGGCCCAGCAGTCCCTTCGTGAGTCCTTCCGTGAGGTTGTTGAAGAAACCGTCGAAGGTGCGCTTCGCGTTGCTGGCAGCGTCCATGGCGCTGTCTGCCCACGACATCATTGCCGCTTTCGCCCCACCCGCGAACGTGCGCGTTGCCATGAGCATGCTCTCCATGCTCTTGTTGTAAGACGCGAGTGCATCTTCCTCTGCCGCCTTGGCCGCGACCCAAAGCTCTGGCTGCGCTGCGATGGCAGCGTGGATGTTCTTTAGCTTGTCCTCGTAGACGTCGAGCAGCGTCGAGGGTGTCATCGCGGTCAATTCGGTAGATGTGCGCGCTATAGCTTTCTCACCCTCCTCTTTTTCTAGCCCCGCCTTCGTTGCGGCTGCCATCTTCTGGAACATCCTCAACCCTGCCTGAGTTTCTGCCTCTAGAAGCGCTGCTTCGTCGGGCATCTCTGGCATCGGCAACTGATTGGGAGCGGTTGATGTTAGCGTCGGAACTTCTCGCTTTAAGAGTCCGAGTTTCCCGTCGGGTGCCACGTCGGTCGCGAGAGGCTGGGTCGTCGTCGGAACCGTAGTGGTTCCCCTGCCTACTGACCCTAACAGCAAGTCGTAGTACGAGTTCATCGGTGCCGCAGTGATCGGTGCCGCAGTGGTTTCCCCGCGTAGCGATCTTAACCGTGCGTCGTACGACTCGTGAATCAACTGAGGCATCGGGACAGTTGCGGTAGCAGCAACGGTTGGAGTTGCGGTAGTTGCAACGGTTGGAGTTGGGGCGGCGGTCGAAGCAGCCTGCTGCGCGAGTACTTGGGCGAAACTGGTTCCCGGAGTAACACCCATCGCATCGGCGACGATCTTCGCCCATGCCTGGGCGTTGTCGCCACCTGTCCAAATCTTCGCGACATCCAAGATCGTGTCTTTTTGGCTGTAACCGACGTTGCTCTTGCCAGAGGCCATGAGATCGAGTTGGTGCTGCAGTGCATCCCAGCCCTGTTGCGGCGTCGAGAAGCGCGTCTTTTTGTCGATGGTGCCGAGGCCGACCAAGTCTCCGCGTTCTATGTCTCCGGGGTTGTTGGCGCGGTTCGGCAGCGACCCCTGAGTAAAGAATCCTTCGGCCTTCGCGATCGCCGCCGCCAGCGGAGTCGTCCCCTCTGGCGCGGTTGGCGCTCCGACGATGGCCACGAACATCGGCTTCGACGGCGTTGCGCCAAGCACTGCCTCTGCCTCTGGCTTGAGGCCAGAAATCATGGATTCTGGCTCGGGCACCTTCCCCGTCGTGCCGATAACTCCGCGATACGTCTTCTCGAACTCGGCCATGCTCCGTGCGCCGGTTTGCTTGAACATTAGGTCTTCGAATTGCTGCTGCACCGTCTCGGCGCGCGCTGCCGCAGGGCCGCGCACCTCGGCGGCCGTCATGCGCTGCTGCCGCGATGTCGCGATTCCCGCCTGCTCAGCCGTTGCGCTTAGGGACTCGTAGAATTTCATCGCGGCAGCGCGCTTGTAATTGGCATCTGCCTGCTTCTCCCACAAGTCGATCTGCTCGCGCGTCATGTTCTTCAGTCGGTCGGCGTTGCCCAGTTCATGCTGGACGAGATCGAGGTACTCTTTGTAGGCGAACGTGCCGTGCTCGATTGCGTCTGCGGCGTTCTCGAATCCCAGCGGTTTGATCTGGACTGTAGTCCTCGCTATCTCCAACTGCGCCATGTAGGTCTTGGTGGCATCATTGATCTTCTGCGTGTTCCTCGTCGCGAACGCCGCACCAAGCGCGATCTCTGGCGGTTGCGCGAACTTCGAGTAGTCCACGAACTCGAACGACGGCGCACGGGTCAGTGCCGGGGTTGCGAGCGCCTTCGTCCGCTCCTTCTCGCGAGCCTCATTCTCCTTGAGAAGGATGTTGCCTCTAGCAATCTCCGCGTAGTAAGCGCGAACCTTCTCGGCTGGAAAACCATCCTTCTGGTTCGCGGCGATCATCTTCTCGGCTTCGGCTGCCTCCTTCATGCGTTCGACAACGTCTTGCCCGTAGAAGGCCGTGGCAGCCATTGGAATCGCCATCTGCGCCTTCGTCTGCAATTCTTCCACTATCTTCATCCAAGGCGGTTCTTGCCTCTCGAACGGAGTGCCGTTGGACGGTTCGGCCGGTGCCGTCTTCGCCTCAACATCCTCCTTCATCTGCTGCGCGGCAATGATCGCCGGCGCCCCACCAGATGTTTGGAGAATGTCTAGGTACGTCTTGCCGACCATCCTGTCGAGCTTCTCGTATTCGGCGTGGAGCGCCACGATCTGCTCGCGCTGCATGTGGAACTTGGTAGCGAGGTCTTGGTCGGAAACCTTGTTGTAGGCGAACGGTTTGTTCAGCGCCTCCATCTGCTCCATCGTGGACGTGCCGCCGACTCCGCTCGCAGGGATGAGCAGTTGCTGCTCTAGTGCCGTGATACCCTGACTTACACGCTCGTCCTTGCCAGCCTTGGCCGCACCAGCAAATGGCTGCTTCACGAAATCCCAAGTCGCCTGCGCTGCACTCTTGATGCCCTCGGCTATCTTGGTGCCAGCTCCCCCGCTCAATGTGTCGATGTACGCCCACGTGCCCTTAGCCTTGTCCTTGATCGCCTCCCATGCCCCGATCCCCATGTTCTTGATTCCGATCCAAACGCCGCGATAGATGTCCGACATGATGTAGGCTTCGCCGTTAATCTCGATTTGCTTATCGCGCACGAGATACAAAGCCGTACCAATGCCAGCGATTGCAGCAACCAAGAGTCCGATCGGGTTCAGCAGCAAGCCGAGCGCACCGCCAAGTCCACCGACCGCTGTCTCGCCGCCGACCAGTTCGGCCGTCACAGCACCGCCGACGCCAGCCGCGACCTGCTTGCCCGTACTGCCTAGTGCGCTCTCTCCCGCGCCGACAACCGCTCTTTCCGCACTGCCTGCAATCTTGTTCAGTCCCGCCATGTTTGCGAGGCCAACGTCGATCTTTCTAAAGAACTGGGGATCAGTCCAGTATCCGACGAACGCCATCCACGCCTTGTGCCCAAGCTCCTTGACCGTTGACATCGCTGAACCTATGTGTGCGACGATGCCCTCGGCCGCCTGCGCTGCGCCACTGACGAAGCCGCCCCACATCTCGCTCGCTACTTTGGGGATGCTCCTAGCCATCGAAGCAACGCTCGCAAGCGTTCCACTCCAGATGGAAGTTATCTTGTTCCCGATTGCTTCGGTGAGTCCGACAATCTTAGTGCTCTCCTGCTCCATGCCAGCAGTGAGCAAGTGCTGCGTGCCGACGACAAACCCAGCTCCGGCAATGCGTCCCGTGGGCACAGTCGGCACGTTTGGCAGCGAGAATATTTCTGGCGCGAAGCCCCCGACCCTTCTCTCCGCATGAGGCAGGTCCAGCATCGCCTGTCTCTCCACAGCCTTGCTGTGCTCAATCGCGGCCTGTGCGCCCGGTCGCAATGGCGGCGGAATATTCGCGAAGGGTTCCTTGGGCACGGACGCTGCATCCTTCGCACGTTGCGCGAATTCAGCAAGTTGCGGCGGCGTCACGCCCCTCGGTGCCATCGCATGCACACCTTCCTCCATCGCCGTCGCCATCTTGCCGCCGCTTCCGATGATCTCCGCGAACGTCGCCTTTAACGATGGGAACATCGGCAGCAGCATGCCGAGGTTAGATAACATGAACAGCGCGTCAGCGACCTTCGGCGCGATACCCATCAGCGGGAACGCTGCCATCTGCGCTGCGTTCGACAGGTTGCCGATGTGCTCGCCAAGCATTGCCATGCGGCTGACGTTCGGGCGCGTGGCTGCCATGAACTGCTCCAGCGCCTGCGTGTCCCGAATCCTTGGCGCGACCATCGCCTCTGCAACTGGCCCGGGGCGCATCGATGCCATTGCCTGCTGCGTGCTCTCGCCGCGCATCCCCGGCATCGCGGCGAAGTTCATCGGGGCACCAACCTGCATTGCCCGAGCAAGACCAGGAAGCTGGCGTACCTCCGCAGCAGCAACAGTCTTTGCTTGTTCAAAGTATGCGTTCGTGGCGGGGAACGACTTTTGCAACATCTCCTTGTGCCGCTGCGAACCCGTGACCATAATGCGTCCGTACTCAGCGAAGTGCTCGGCTGGATCGAAGCCCTCCGTCCCATACAAGCTGACGCCACCGGCGTGGCGCGTAATCTTGCTCGCTATGTTCTTCGGCAAGTCCGGGAGTTGCTGGCCTGGGAACAGGGCCTGCGTTATGGTCTGCGCTTTGGCGGCGACCTGAGCGAACTCCTGTTCCATCGCCCTGCGCAATGCCGGCGCAATTGCCTTTGCACCAAGGTCGAGGGAGTGCGTAAGCTCGTGTGCCACGACGCCAGCAAACTCAACACCGCCCTTCTCTACGGTGACCTGCATCTGCCTCAAGCTGTCGCTGAACTCGGCGTACCTACCCTTCGACAGCGTCGGCACAACGCTGATTCTCTCCAACGGCAGCGTTGCAGCAGTACGCGGCGAGAGTCCGGCCTGCTCCAACTTCATCGCCGCAGCCTTCATGCTTTCCGTGAGCGTTGAGCCTGTCGCCGCGGCTGCTTGCTCCATTCGACGCAGCAGGATGTTGGCGGTTTGGCTTGGCTCGATCGGTTGTACTGGCACGCTACGCTCGCCCATGCCATGAATGCCGTAACGCTGCTTCGCATCCCAGTCGTATGCGCGCTGCATGGCTGCGGCATATTCCTTGGCGGCATCGTAGCCTATCGGCGTTTCGCGGCCTCCGATGTCGCGCTTCGCGCCCATGGAGATGATCGCGCTGTGCAGGTACTGGAGTGCACCTTCCTGCTTGTAAAGGGCGGTTCCGATGTTGCCGCCAAAGTGCGCCTTCGACGCATCTTCCAAAAACGCTTGCGCGGAAGCGAGCGGAGCTTGCGGGACTTTCGATGATTCAAGCAGGCGTTCCAACAGGCTTTCCAGCTTCCGTTGCTGGTCGATGGCGAGTCTTTCCTGTACATGCACGGACTGTCCCGGGCCGCGACGCGCATCATCCTTAATCGCGTCGTGCATCGAAACCAGATCGGAAAGCAGAGTGCCGCCGCGCATGGCCATTCCATGCGGTTCCTCTTCTCCTTGTCGATGCACGCCCTTTATGTAACTCGGGTCGAGCTGATGGTGAAGAAGAAGGCTGCTCGGCAGGCCAGACTGCTCCCTATCAGCGGAGCCGCCGTAATTAACGTCGTATCTGAGACGGCGAGCAAGTCTCTGTGGCAGTTCCGCTTCGATTACCGCCGCCTTGCCACCGCCCTGCATCGTGTCGCGGCTAGCAATCAGCTTGGCCCAGTTTTGCGCCTCCTCGTACTTTGGGGTGAAGTAGTTGAACCCGGGCATCGATGTTTGGAAGTTTGGTTTTAGATTCGGTCGCAATCCTTCTTGCATGATTCCGGGGACGTTTTGCTCAAGTGTTGCGTGGTAGACTTTTCCTCCAGACTCTGTCAGTTGGGCTAGGTGCTCGGGAGTGATCTTCCCGAGTTGGCGTGTCGCAGCCAACCTCTGCATAGCGGAGTGCAGTCCCTCCGGATCACCCGCAAACTCCCATTGCATAGCCTCACGCTGTGTCTGCATTCCTTGTGGCCGCGCTCGCAACCCGCGACCCGCCATGCCATGCGTGTCATGCTCATAGGGAATGATCTGCGAGGTGTACGATGGCGCCTGGAGTGCCTTTAACCGCTCCTCAACGGTCGATGTCAGCGGTGGTCGGGTTGCTGCGGTATAGCCGGTCGGCAGCGTCTCCTTCGTCGCAAGATTAAAGATGGCCTTTTCGCCGATCGACGCAGCCTCGCGCAGTGCGCGTTCCCTGCTCGCAGTGAGTCCAACCACGTCGAGATGGTGAAGACCCGTCTCCAAGTCGTGCCAGCTTCCAAGCTGCGCTGCAGTGAAGTGCTCGAACAGCGTACGGTTCTTCTCGGCGAAGGCACTGAAGTCGGCTGGCCCCGGCATCTTCTTCAGAGTCTGAGTTAGTTCAGGAGCAACGCCAACGCTCCACATTTGTCGCCCAATGAGATTCGCACCGGTACGCGGATCGTAGGTGCCACCTCCAGTTTCGCGGTAAGTTTCAGCCATCGCTTGGGCTGCCGACGTCTGAATCCCCTGTTGCCTTGGCTGACCCGGGAAGGACGAGATGGCCCATCCCGCCTTGGCCTGCTTCTTCAGGTTGTCAGCCCAGTAATCTTCCATCGTGGTGACAGGCGGCAAATCGCCGCGTGCCGCCATGCCGTGCGTGTCTTCGTCCTCGAAGCCCTGCGCTCGAAGCCGCGTCAGCGGTCGGGCTTGCACAGTACCCATCTCAGCCAAGTCGTACTGCCCCTGCTGGTGCCTTAGCGCATCTTCCACGCTGATCTTGTTGTAGGCAGACGTACGAGGTTCCGAGAACCGCGCCAAGAGTTCGGCTTTGTTTTGCAGCACCTTTGCATGCGCGGCGGCTTGGTGGGACAGGGGAACGGGACCCTGAATTCCAACCGAGGGGACAAACGTGTTCAACTCGCCACGCGCTAAAGCCCCTTCTTCGCGAATGAATGGATTAACCCAGCGCCGAGGTGCGTCGGCACCAACTAAACCCTCCTCCTCGCTAACAAATGGATCAATCCAGCGCTGCGCTATGCCGTGCGTGTCTGATTCGCGTCTGCGCTGTGCCATCGCATGAGTGTCCAAGTTCGCGCCAAAGCTGAAGCTTTCAGGTTCCTCCATCTTCCGCTTCACATACGTTTGCATTTCCTTCCCGTAGCTGGCCTGCGGTTCGATGTTCGCGCCTGCCGCCTTCCACAGGTTCTGTTCGTAGTTCCACATCACGGCCTGCGCCTCTTGGGCCTTGATGCCCTTCGACTTCGCAAGCTCGTCCATCACGCGCCCCATCGCGATGGTTTCTGGTTTTGAGGCGGTTTCGCGCACGGACGTTCCCGACGGCGCGACCAAGTTGCCCGTCCAGCGGTGCGCCTGCCGAGCCATCCAGCGGTCAAGCGTGAATCCCTCGCCCTGCTGGTTCATGTTTAGGAAGAAGTTCGCGGCCTTGTGTGCCTCGGTCGTTGGTGCCATCGCGAACGCACCATACATCTCGGTTTGCGGCTGCGCACCCTTGATCGGCTTCCCTGTCAGTTCGCCGAGTTCCTTCGCCGGATGTTTTGTCATCAGGTAGTCATACGCCGCCTGCGGCGTATGAACCTTGTCCAGCACTTTGTTAAGATTCTCGAGGACTGGCTTGCCGTACCCGCCCCAGTCCCCGCCGCCCATTGACATCGGCTTCTGTGTCGGGATGCGACCCGTCGGATCTTCCTTGAAGGCCGTGTACATTTCATCCACGGCCCGAACCGTTGTTCCGCTGTCCCTTCCCAATGACGCGGCCGCCGTGATCGCCGTGACAAAACCGGCGAGCTTTTTGTCCAGCGCAAGCTCGGGATGTAACTTTGCGAGTTCACCCTGCATCTGCGGAATGTCAGAGTAGAATCCGATGCCTGCCGCGCCCGGAGTCTTCATTTGGTGCTCAAACTCGGGCCTCGCCATCTTCATCATGCGACTGTAGAGCCGCTGCTCCGTGGTGTCCTGCGTGAGTGGCGATAACCGCAGCTTCTTGGCAGTGAAATCCTCCAACTGCTTCGCGACCGCGACCAAGTCGTCGGTCTTTTCGGTGACGGGGTGTTGCAGCATCGGGCCGAACAATCCCATCGGCGGTTGCGTCTGCATGCCCTGCGCTCGCGCACCCATATAATGCACGCCGTAGTCGCCCTTCGGTTCGTAGCTCGTAGCCCAACCAAGCGACTTTTGGCGGTCACTCAAAGCGAACCCGCCGCCTTCCATCCCGGCGATCCTCTTCTTGCCCTCCATGGTGAAGTCGCCAGAGTCGTTTTTCTGCATCTTGTAGAGCCAACCGGGGTCTATCGCCTTGAACTGTCCGCCCGGTAAGCGCCCAACATTATCGTCGGACGCATCTGGCCACCAAATGCCTTTGGCCTTGAGTTGCTCCTGGATGTTCTCGGCCGCGTCAATGAAGTCTTGGGTTACTCCGGGGCCGCCGCGGCCTGCCTTATTCAGTGCGTCGAGCGCCTCGATCTTCGGCATGATCTGCGCGTGAATCGGCATCGGCTTGCCGACCATGAAATCCTTAACCTTGGGCGTTGGACTGCGGCCCACCCATTCATTCGGCTGGATGATCTCTGCTTCAAATTGCTTCTGTGCTATCGGTTGCAGGAACTCTTCGATCTTGGGAAATTTCTCCTTCTTTCCATAGCCCGTGCGCAGGATGTTCTTCCCGCCTAGTTCGTAGGTCGCGTTCTCAAGTCCGGCCCTAATGAACGATGGTTCAAAGGTCGGTTCCTTGCTCATCTGAGGCGATGCAAACTTAACGATTTCCTGCAACGTTGGCTCAGCGACTGCAAAGCGCTTGCTGAGAAGTTCCTGTAGTTTGCGTTGCTGGCCGCTGAACCCGACCTCGATACCCGGTGTCGGTGGAAAAAGTTCGCCCTGTGAGCCAACCTCTGTGCCGAGTTGCGGTGCGCCCATTCCTTGTTCCGAAAGCCGAGTCGCTCTCTGCGACGTCGCAACGTGTTCCTTCGCAGCCTTCTCTAACGGGGTTGGTTGCGCGGCGACTTGCGCTGCCTGCCCGACAGCCGCCTCTTCCCGTGCGGCCATGTCGCCGTGAATCTTTACCCAAGCCTTCTGTGCTGCAGCACGACGGTTGCGATAGACATCGAGTGCCCGTGCAATCTGCGCCTCGTCCTCGACGTTTGGCCCAGCCTGAATTTGCTCTAGCGGCCTGCCCTGCATCAGCTTGTCCAGTTCGCGTTGCCGCACGAGTCCTGTGTTCAAACCGCCGCGAGCCGCCATGCCGTGCGCGTCTGGCTCGCCCAAGAGTTCGCGAACATGCGCGAGCGTTGCCGGATTCCGCTCCACGGCTGCTCTTTCCTGCGGAGAGCCGATTACTTTTGCCCGTCCTGATTCTGCGATCCATTCGCCCGAAGTTCTGCCCGTAAGAGCGTATTTGCTCGGGGCTCCGAATTGCGTCACGTCCGTAACTTTCGGACTCTCTATCGCAGCGTTAAGTTTGGCCTCTGGGCCAAAACCGAAAATGCCAGCCAATGCCGACTGGACGGTACCGACCCCGGGCACGCCAAGCGATGTCGCCGCAGCCCTTCTCGCGGCCAGATATTCAGGAAACACCGCGCCACGAGTTTGCTTCCCGCGAACTTGATCCAGCGCATGAATAGCCTCGTGGACGAAATCACCCGCAATGTTCTCGTCTATTGCGTGGCCTACATGTCCTGCGTCTATCACCTTGTGGGGTTGGGCTTCTGCGATTTCCATCATTAGGCGGTCTAACTCGATCATTGGCTTGCCGCTAAGACGGTTGGGCATGTACTGTCCTGCCACGTCATCTGGCAAATTAGCAGTTCGCATAGAATGAAGCGGGAAGTTTCGGGCGACATCTTGGCTCATCCCCGCCGACGCGAACGCCTTGATGCCCATCTGGATGCTAGACGGCAACTCCTGCACGCCCTGCTGCCTGCCAATCATCCCGCCGCTACGTGCGGCCTCTGCCATCTTCTGGCCAAGGTTGTCTTCCACTGAACCGCGCGCTGCCATTCCGTGCGTGCCCGGGGCTTGCGCCATTCTCGTCGCCTCGGCATCGGCGTTTAACAGCTTGCCGTAGTACGGCAGTGCGTAGTCGAACTCCGAGATGTGCTCCCCCATCTCTGGATGCACCTTGTGGAAGTCGTAGGGCTCGGCCATGCCGCGCTCGGCCATGCCACGCGTGTTCGGCCCTTCCATGCCGAGTTGCCTCGGGCCTTGCGCTGTCATGACACCGCCCTCGGCGAACTTCGAGATTTGCGGGTATTCAGCAAGGACTTTCTTTGGGACTGGTTCGTGCGCGGCAAGCGCTCGCTCGACAAAGCGCTGGTGCCCAATCATGTCGCCGATAGCCTCGCCATGTGCGTCCACATAGGCACCCTCGTAGGCGCTGCCCTTCCCTCCGATCATGACGGGTTCTGGCTTCGGCAGCACGGCGCGGTTCAGGACACTGACTTCCGTCGGAGTCACGATGGCATCGTGTCCTCGCCTACGAGCTTCGTCAGCGACCCTTTTGTCCGTGTCGAGGATGGACATCTCCACTGGCCCCCTCCGACCCGGCTTTGCTATGTCGCCCCAATAGAAGCCACGGGCTTCGCGGCCTGCAGCGTAGGGATTAGTGCCGAGCATCTTCTCTGCCGCCTCGTCCATGCTGGCTGTGGCGAGAGGGTTCTTGAACTGAACGCCGTGGTAGCCCATGAGAGGTCCGCCGTACTGGCCGGTTACGTCATTCAGATCGCGGGTGAAGAACGGGTTTGTCGTTGGCCTGCCCGTCTCCTCGCGATAGAGCGAACCGAAGATTTTCTGCCCAGGTATGTTCTGCGTCTTCCGGAACTCGTCGCCGGTCATCTGCCACGGCTGCTTTGTTTCCTGCAGTTGTTGCCCTTCCGCGATCCGATCAGTTTCGCCGCGCTGGGTGTACTTCTCAAGCGCTGCCTGCTGCGCTGGTGAGAATGAACCTAGGCCGATGTTGGGGAAAAGTTGCTGGCCCTGTGCGCGAGCTGCCATGCCGTGCGTACCGCCACGGAAGAAATTGAGCATCTGCGCCTTTTGCTGTGCGGCAACTAACTCTTCGTTCTTAGCGCGTTCGCCCGGTAGTCCGAATCTGTCTCCGAGCCACACTAGGTTCTTGCCAGTCTCCTTGACATTAAGCTTTATGTTCTCGGCACTCGCCTCTGGTATCCTGCCGGCGATGTTCTCCAGCAACTCCCGCTGCTTCTGGTCGTCCTGCGCTTCTAGGCTGGTGTAGCCACGCCCCATCTGAACCCTGACGGCACCGTGTTCCCATGCGTCCTCGTAGCCGCTATAGCCAAGTTTCCGCGCCATCGCGGCGTGTCCGTATGTCTCGACTGGGTTGTACTTACCGCTAGGCTGCACCCATCCGCCATATCCCTGCTTGAATGTCTTCGACGGAAACTTCTGCGGAGCGGCCTTTTCAGCTCGTGCCGCACGCAACCAGTCTGCCGTCTGCTCGTCGTCCACAACCGGAGCAGCCATCGCTGCCTGCGCGAGCGGTTCTGGTGCTGCTGCTGCGGCCAAGTTGATTGGCTCTGGCATGGCATGTGCCGCCCTCGCAGCATGCTCTTCTCCTTCTAGGTACTTCTGTCCAATCGGACCTTGCCATGGGTCAGCCGCTGCTAGGGCCTTCTTCCTCGCCATCGTCGCCCGAACGCCTTGCGGGTTGTTCGGGTCCCACGCCCACTGCGCGGCAGCGCGTTGTTTGCGATATTTATCGACCGCAGCCGCGACTCCGATTTCATCGGCACCCTTGGCGCGTGCGCGTTCCGCGACAACTGCGGTGTTTAGCTTGGCACGCGCTGCCATGCCATGCGCATCCTCGTCCTCCATGCCAAGCTGTCGCGGCTCCTGTGCGGTCACACCGCCCTCGGCAAACTTGGAAACTTCCGGAACGACGAGACGCTGCGCGAACCTAGCCTTCTGCGCTGCTACTAACTCGTCGATCTTTTCTCCTATCCCCGACTGCTGCAGATCGAGCTTGTAGGGGACGCTCTGCTGCGGACTCGTGAGCGGAGCGTCATACCGATCTTTCCACGGCAGGTTTTTCGCCTGCGACAGGTAGACTTGTTTCGCCTCGTCACTGACGGTGGCATCGGACCGCATGATTCCAATGCCCTGATCCTTGCGGGCTTGCAGGTGCAGTAGGTACATCAGATCGCCGAGTCCCTGGCCGCGTAGCGCTGGATGTAAACCAGAAGACGTAATTGCGGAATCTGGCCTTGCGGACGTAGAGCCTTTGATCACTTCGGACTCGATTGCACCAAGTCCGCCGAAAGTTTGAAAGACTTCAGGACTGACATTACGACCGAACGCGTTGCTGGCTCCGGTTTTGCCAATCCATGGGCTAGTAAACTCTTCCAAGCCCCCAGATTTCTCCACCAGCTTCCGCATTTCTTTCGGATCGATGGGTAACAACCCGCCAATCTTCTCTGACCGTGATTGGTCCACAGCCCTAAATCCGTGCTCGCTACGGTCGGCGATTTCACCGACACTGGGCGCTGCGAAATACTGGCGTGCTCTATCGGTAAAGGGGATCTGGTGCATCTTCTCAAGGAGCTTGTCTGCGGTGCTGGGCAGATAACCCGTAGGCAGGCCGCGTTCTGCCATGCTGTGCATCGTGCTCGGCCTATCAAGTGCTCGCGGTGCACTAGCTGCCAATTGCTGCGTTGGCACTTCGCCACTCACTGCTCGCACGTAATCTTCTTCCTTACGCCAGTCGCGGCTTGAGGTGTTGTAGGTAAGTCCTCCTGCGATCTCTCGACCAGTAATCAGACTTTCTGGGTCGAGCATGTTATGTCCAGTGGTGTGGCGCAACGCATAGTTGTCGGATTCAAAGAAACTCGGGAAATCACGCCCAGCCTTCATTCCAGAACGTGTGGCGCGCTCAGCCATGCCATGCGCTTTGTTCTCGTCAATCGTCGGCGGAATCGCCAACTGCTGCCGCGCCATCTTGCGCTCGAAGTATGCCAGCGTTTCGGCTTGATCGACGCTCGCGCTCGACAGTTCCATCGGATGTTGTTTGCGAACACTCGCCCATCTCCGCTGCGCGACAGCATCAGTCTCTGCTGCCGACACGGCTGCGGTCTGGATGCCTTGCTGCCTTGGGCCGCGAGCTGCCATTTGAAAGTAGGCCAGCGTCTCGGCTTGATCAACGCTCGCGCCCGACAAGTCCATCGGCCTTGAACCGCGAGTTGCCATGCCGCGCGTCGGGCTATACCCTTCTCCGCGGATCGAATACGCTCCCATCTCGGACAAGTCCGTACGCTGTTGCTGGCGTGCTAGTGCCTGCTCGAGATTAAGTTGCGGCACTTCTGGCGCTGGCGGCGGCAGCGTGGCGTACTGCTTTAGCAGGGCAGTTTGGTCAGCGAGAACGCGCTCGTACGGTTGGACGGCAGGTCGGCGCGGCATGTCAAGATATGGGTTCCATATTCTCGCTTCAGCACTGGCGCGATGCGGTTCGCTCGACGCACGCTCTGCCATGTGATGTACGCCAGCCAGCGATGCCGCCATGCTCATCGCGCCAAGCCCGAGTTGCACATGACCGCCCGCTGGATGTTCCTGAACCTGCTTCGCCTTCAAGATCATCGAGCGCATGCCGAGAATTAACGACAGCGCGGTCGCGCCGATGCCAACATACTCGCCAATGCCACCTTTGGCCTTCTCCTTGTCGGCGGCCACAGCAATCGTCGGCGGCGGGGAAGCCTGCGCTGCCGTAATGGTTCTCTCTGGTGTCTGGATCGGCGCTGAATGCGTTGCTGGCACTGCCTTCGTACTCTGCTGCAAGACGCCGATCGATTCCTCCATGTTCTTGATCTTGGCCATCAAGCTGCCAACGATGTCGGTGTCACCAGCGCCACTGCCAGTCCAGCCGAGTGTCACAGGAATGCTTCTGTTGTCGCCAAGCGGTATGCGCGCCTCTGGGCCAGCGTCCCCATACACTGCGGCCTGCGCCGAGTCTGCGATGCCGCCAAGCGCGTAACGCCGAACTGGGAACGGCTGCGCCACCGTGATCTTTGCCGGAATCCTGCGACCGTCAGGCAGCGGCACGTAAGCTGTCGAGAATGACGGGACGGGAATCGACGGCAGCATCGGCGACATATCGCCCTGCCGCACCATGTTCACCGACATCGTCACTGGAATGGATTGCCCGTCCTGCAGCGGGACAAACGCCTCGGGCTTCGATCCCTCGCCGAACATCGCCATCTGCGGACTTGTCGCCACGCCACCGGCAGCGTAGCGCCTTAGTGGTTGCGCCCCACGCGCAGTCATCACGCCGCCGCCAGCAAGCGCGACCGCCGCCACGGCACCGACGGCACCCACAGCGGTAGCGACACCCTCGGCAGCAGCCAACCCTCTAGCGGCTTTCGCCGCTGCAAGAAACGCCGCTTCTAGAACTAGGATGTTCCTCGCCAAGTTTGCGACGAAGTCGATCACCTCGAAGGCTACTAACCCGACAATGGCCGTCTTCAGCAGGCCAATGTGCTGCCCCGCGAACTCCACTGCCTTTCCGAGTATCTGCAGCGCGTTGGTCAGAAGCGTTGCGAATTGCGCTGCCGCTTCCTTGAAGCCAGGTGAGTCGATCTCGTCGCGCAGAGTACGCAGGAACTTTACGACACTTGATCCAATTCCGCCCTCGCCCATGTCAGCCAACACCTTGCTGAATGAATTAGAGACGCGCGCCTCCCATGCGCTGATGCTGTTCGCTGCTGCGTCTGCCGCTGGCCCTAGTTCCTTCACCATTTGCTGCGTGAACTTCGCGACGAACTCCTCTGAACTCAGCGTGCCCGATTTCAGCAACTCCTGCATCTTCTTCATCGCATCGGCTGTGTTTGTGACGAGCGGGAAGAATGCGCGCGATGCAATGTCCATAGCAGCCGGGATCCCGCCGAAACGTGCGAGTTGCCGGATCATTTGGTCGCCTTGGATGTTCGCCGCGCTTAGGATGTTAGTGAACGACTGCAGTGTGCGGTCGGCCTGCTCCGCACCGCCCCCGAGCGCACGCGCTGCGACTTCCGCAGCCCTGAAAATCGTGACTGTGCGCTCGCCTTCAAGAGACGTGCCCCTCGTCGTCATCGAGAGACGCGAAAACTTGGCAGCAAGATCCTCTGCACGCAGACCGAAGTGTTCGGCATCTGCCTCTATCATTCGCCAAGCCGCGCCTGCCTGCTGCGCTGAACCCGTCACCGTCGCCAACGCTATCTTGAGGTCTTGCAACCTAGAGATTTGATCGACGATGCCGCGTACCGAGATGCCGAGGATTGCCGCGTCGAATAGCGTGCGGAAGTTCAAGACTTCATCGAGCAAACCTCTGAAACCAAATCGAATCGTGCCGAAAGCCTGCGAAACTTCGCTGGAAACCGTTTTGGCTGTCGCCGAGAGCGAGCGCAGACTACTCTCGCCTGGCTTGAAGGCGTCGCCAAGTTGCTGAGAAACAGTCCTAGCGCGGGAACCCATCGAGTCGAGCGACTGGTTAAATTCGCTCTCCCCTCGTCTGGCACCAGACGCATCGACACTAACGCGAATACCGGTTACATCGATGGCGTCACCTCCATGAGAACGATTTCCCTAGAAACACGGAAAGCCCCAAAAGTCCGCGCGCACGAACTCCGAGGGCCTTCAGCGCCTGTTTTTTGGCTGTGCTCTGTCCTTCTCCGCATCGAGTTGCTCATCGGCCTTCCGCTTTTCATCTGCGATCTTCATGTATTCCTGGTCGCAAACCAAAATGTTGCGGACGAAGTCTTCTCGCTGCTCGCGTGACAGGTCGAGTTGGAAGAGCCGCAGGTACGCGTCGATGGCGTCATCCGTTATGTAGCCGATGCCGCCAAAATGGACAGGCCGCGTACGGCAAAGATGCCAGAAAGCCTCAAGGTCGATCTGGAGCCACGGGAAAAGTGGCGGCCGACTTTCCACCGTTCGGCGGATCGGCGGCGGCACTTCCTTGCCCTGCCGCATCTTCTCGGCCATAACGGCAACGGCCCAGTCATAGCGCCGTGCCGCTGGCCCCATCTCCCACCGGATCACGCTGCGGAGTTTTTTGCTTCTTCCTCCGCGTTTTGCGTTCGGAAGTTCGACAGCGTTGCCGCTGCCTCTTCGACCATTTGCCGAAACGCCGGCACCTCGGTCAGAACCTTGCGTGCATTCTCTTTCGAGTAGGGAAGCATCATTGGCTTGCCGTCGCCGTTCGTCCCATACTCCACGCCCTCCCAATCCAAAAGAACGTAATTGACGAGAAGGTTAACCGTCAGCTTGTCCTGATCTTCTTGCGACATGGCGTCATCGAAGTCACGCGTCTTCGCGAGCACTGTGCGGAATGGTTTCATCGCCAGTTTCTGTTTGAATTGATATTCAGGCGAGTTGGTGTACACGACCTTGACCTGACAAGAAGGGTCCAACCTGACCCAGGTTCCTCTTTCCATTGTCGAATCTGTTTTAAGGCTCTCTAACTTCATTTTGTGTTTCTCCTTTGCGGACGGATCCACCGCCCTTCGTTTTGTGCTGGACATCCCGTCCAGCAGTTTGCGGAACGACGAAACCATCGTCGCCCCCGTGGTAAACCGCGCTCCAGCCACATGTCCCATGAAACCCAATGGAACGTTGCTAAAGTAAAGGGCGGGACTCGCATCCCGCCCTTTCCTACGTTTACGGTTCAACGCGTGTCAGTTGAATCATTGAGTTCGTTACCGTGTCGCGGAATGCCTCTCCGGTGAACCGGAAGTCGACATCCTGGTTTCCCGCTGGCGTGTCAGGATTGCCAGACAGCTTCAGCGCAGGCAGCAAAATGCTGAGCGTGTTGCCTGCTGCATCGGAAACCGGAAGGGTAAGCGAAACCGTCGAGTGGGCGATTACGTCCTGGAATAAGTTGAGATTATCGACGAGCGCGGTTCCGGTGAGTCTCACCGTGAACTGCCCCTCACCGATGTCGGCATCGTACAGCGAACCGACAACTGGACGGTGCCGTGGCGAGTTGCTGATCGTTATCGCCACGTCCTTGATCGTGGTCGCCAATGGCGGCGAGCCTGTCCAAGTCAAGGTTCCCACATCAGCCGATGCCGAGAGGTCATCCGTGGTAGTTGCGGCAATGCTGCTGGCCGCCACCGTTGCGGTGCTCGTTGTCACCTTGTTGCCCCAAAAGGTAATCGTGCCGTCGAGGATCGCCTGCGCCTTGAAGTTCAACGACATTTCGACCGCTCGCATTCCGAGGTACTGGACGTACTGGCCAATGTCGCTAAACTGCTTCTCGAACAGAAACGAACGCTTGACGACGCCGTTCGTAAGGACGTTGGTCGCCCATGTTCCGCCGAGGACGGCCTGAAACAGGTCATCGTAGGTCTTCAATGAAAGCTCGATGTTCAACGCCCCTTCGGCGGTGACGCCAGTCTCGATCACGGACGGAACCATGCGATCAGCACGAATTTCGCGCGAGATGACTTGCGTCTTGTTGTAGGCGAGCGTGTCACCCGTTGTTCGGGCAATTTGCATGGCCGGAGTGCCCGGAGTCTCGGCGTAGTTTGTCTCCTGCGAGTACCGGAGAATTCTGAGGTTGGTGTCGGCGAACAGGAACTGACCGAATGCCGGCGAGATCCAGACCGACCAGAGCAGCTTAAAGAGTGAATACATTTGTTGCTCCTCTTCTGTTTGGAATGACACGCCAGCATCCCGCTGATGTGTTTCTTGCTAAACTTTTCGTCACGACGCGACCGCCGTCAACGTTCCCGCTCCCGTCGCCAACCCCGCTCCACTCGGCCTTCCACTGGGCAGCAGCACAGGCGGCGGAATAGCCGCGATCTCGTCGCGCACATAGGGCACGGTCATTACTGCGACCCATCGTTCGTCCACGTTGCCAATCGTGTGCAAACCAGGCACCCTGCATCGAATCCTTCCATGCGTCGTTTGGAAGCGGCGCCCTTTCCAGAGTCCATCCAGCACATCTGCGATCTGTCGCGCCATTTGGTTCGGGCCAGCGGACTCGCCAATTGGGCATGAGATTGTGAACTGAATCATGGCAACGTAGCGATTCAACGCTGGTGTGCCGAGTGTTATCTGCGTGCCTTCGGGCGAATCCATCACGAACATTTCGATATACGGACCACCTGCTGCTGGAGGATCGGTTACCTGCCCTTCCCAGATGACGGGAACCGTTAGCGCATTCCACGGCAAAGGTTGCGTTGCCCATTGGCCAGCAAACCACGCTTCCAAAATTTGCCGTTCCTCTGCCCAGCCGCTCATCGGGAACCTCCCGTCTGTGCTGCTGCGCGAATGGCGTACTCGATCCTGACTTCAAGTTCGGCAACACTGATTCGCACCATCCCAGCAGGTGCTTGCTTGCTGTAACCACCCTCGCTCTTAATGACGTAGCCCTGCCCCTTGACGTAAGAACCTTTCTTTGGCGGGTTTGGGTAAAGTCCGAATTCAAGAACATGGATGTACTCCAAGTTCGAGTAGAGCGTGAAAATATCCGCGCCACCGAAGTCCACACTGCTCAGGCGACTCATGGCCGCAGAAAGCGCCTCTTCCCTTGTTGCGGTTATCCCGACTGCCGGAACCCACTCGTCTGCCTCGCCGCCACGCACGTTCCAACTGGATGCGGCTCGCCCCGTATCCACCGGAGTTCGCATGATCACCATGCGCAGGAGTTCGATCACGACGGCGCGCACCATCTGCTCGACAGTCAGATGGAACGCCTTCGACGCGGCCTGAAGGTCGGCTTGGAACTCCACGACATTTGAACGCACTGGCATTCGTTACCCTTGCGACAAGTGACATTCGTAAAACAAACTCACGCCGCCTGGACTCAGTGGCTTCACTACCCCGAACGTGTACTGCACTCCGTCCATGTCCAACTTGTCCCCTGACTGCGGAATATCTGGCAACTCCAAAGCAGGGAACATCCCCCAGATGTCCGTTAACTTGATCGTTGTGTTGTTCACGAACCTGATCTCGTACGGGAAGGTCACCATGAAAACTTGGAACTGTGCGGTTAGCGGTGGCGAGTTTGGAAGCGGTGCGGTGATATTGCCAGTCGCTGGATCGTAGGAACTTTGCGCCACAGCGTCGGTCGGGCGATTCAGCGACGACGTTCCAGAACCGCGCGTAACCGTACGCAGTTTGCCGTACTTCCGAATCAGGAAGTCCGCACGGCCCTGCAATCTGGTATAAAGGCCCACTCATTCAGCTCCGACCTTCTACTAGCGATATAATTCCCCGATGATCCATCCGAAACTGATCGAAAAATTAGAACCGCCTAGCCACGTGCCAGCGGAATACTTCCGCCGCCGCCTCTGACTATTGGCGCGAGCAACATTTCGCAGAATCTTAAAATCGTTATCGACGGCTTGTCTCTCCTGTAAGTGACTTCTATCGGCCCGATCCTCTCGCTCTGCACGAA